AGGACGAATCCCCCCGGACTAACTACTTGCGCTTTGCGGCGGCGCGCCGCTCTTTCTTGGTTTCCTTGCGCTTGTGGGCCATGATGTGTTTCTCCTTTGCACGAGCCAAGCCGAGGCCGAAGCCCAGACGAGAGCAGAGTGCGATTAGGAGAAGGATAGAACGGAAATGAGAGGATGGGAACCCCCTCGCCATAACACCAATGCTGTGCGAGAGCAAAAATTAGTAGATATTGTGTATAAAAACCCGTCCCGAGTGCAAACCGCCATGGCGAAACTGACAAATAGGAATTCCAAATTCAGCAAGAACCCCAGTTCGTATCCACCAGTGAACGGTCTGCGGCCTGCGCCCCATCACTCTGCTGAATTCAGTAACGGTCAGCCATTGCCCCGGCCACGAGCAGGCGGGAACGCCTCGCGCAGAAGAAGCGTGATCCGGGATTGTTGTGGCTGTGACCGCTGTTGCCGTTTTCTCACCCGCCTTTATCATTTGCGGCCACTCTTAACCTTCGCCAGCGCGGCCAACGCCTGCGAGGTCTCCTGTTCCTTGGCAATTCCTTCAGGATCAGGATAGCCCAGCGTCCGAAGCCCGCGTTCTGGCCCGACCACGCCACTCTTCATCAGGTCAGGCGTAATCTTGCGCACAATCGCTTCGGACAGCGGCCGAACGCTTGCGTCGTCCAGCGCAACGTCATAAGTCGAGGGATCGACCATCCCATTCCACGACGCGAGGGTAATCCCCTCGGGACCACGATACGGCAGAGTGGTCTTGGCCTGATATTTGCACATCGTATCGAAGAAGAACTCGCCAGCCATCTGCGCCGTCTCGCTCAGGAACCGGCCGGCAAGCTGAAGCAAACCGGAAGATTGCAGAACAGCCGAATCAAATAGATCAGTCGAAACATTCCCGGCTCCAGGGTCACCCTGGCGCGAAGCGGAGAACCCGAGCACATCGTTTTGAAGGGAGAGAAGTTTCTCGGCGCCCTGGAGCGCGCCGCTGCCAATAGCGTTCGGGGTGATCGGCGTGGGAGGCTTCGACCCAGGCTTGATCGTCACAACCTCGCCCGGCAGCCCGCCAAACCCATCAATATCGATTCCCGTGTTTTCCTCGATCACCCAAAGCGCGTTGTTCATGCGCAAGCCATTCTCGAAGATTTGTGAGTAGAACCGTTGAGCTAAGCGCTGCATGTTCTCGGTCATGCGGGTAACAGGAATGCCCCACGAGCCAAACAGAGGCGGCAAAACGTAATTGGGGAAGATGGGGAATCGGGGCGCGGCGATGTCGCGACGGGGCGGGTATGGGTTGTCGCCGTCTTGCAGAATCACACCTTCACATTCTACGAGCCAACGTCCGTTGGGATATTTCAAACGGACTTCTGGGTCGATCAGCGAAGTCACTGGAACGTCATCTTTCTCGACAGTTTCGCGAGTGTAGTCACGGCAGAAACAATGCCGAACGAGCACACGCCATTCACTACTCTGGGTGCGCGCATTCTGACCGGGCATACCAGGCATCGAGGACATTGGCCCCTGGGGCTGCGTAATCCCGTAGCCGGAATCTCCGGAGAACGGTTGAAATCCACCGGAGGTATGCCGCGGGGAAATCGCCCGGGAAGTTTCCGGCCACTTCAACCGGACATCTTCAAGATTCATCCACGTGCCCCAGCCCACATAGGCTGGGTTCCAAGTGTAGTCGGCCCCTGGGTCAAAGAAGACGAGGCGCGGGTCGATACTGCGCGCCCACATGCCACCGCGGGCACGAGAGAGATCCGGGTCAAATCCAGCAACGATCCACCCGGCGCCGCAATAGCGCGCGGTGAGCCCCGCCATAAGCAAGTGCAGATTCATCTTCGAGATTTGCCACTGAGCCTGAAGGGAAACTTCGCGGGCAAGGTCACGCGCGGATGAAGATGGAAGCGAAGAGTCAGCCTGCTGAGCCCCGGAGTACGAAGGATCGCCGGCGCCAGCGGAGGGGAAAATGTACATCCGCGGAGAGAGGTTGCTGACCTGGTTCGCTTCCTCCAGCATAATCCGTTGCAACATCGGAATCGAAAGGGAAGGCCTATAGACCGGGCCTGGGGTCATCGCGTCTTGGAGGTTGTAGAGCTTTTCAGCGTTTTCCGCGAATGTCTCGCCAAGGCACTTGTTGCGAAAGGAATCTGAAGCCTCTACCCACTGGGTTACGTGCTTTGACCTTGGATCGATGCTTTCTTGCTTGGCGGACTTTCGCGCGGTGCCCATCAACACAAGGTTGCCCATCTAGTCCTCTTCCTATGCCCGCGAACGAGTACGACGACGGACGCCGCGTTTGGTTTTCTTGCCACCTTCACCGATGGTTAGAAACTTACGATGAACAGCGGCACGGACCTTAGATTCCACCGCTCCGCCCTTGTGCGCCGCGCGGCTCAAGGCTGCTCTGGCGTGAGAAGCATCCTCGATGGGAAAAGACCGATCTGGTCCAGCGAAATCTTTCGCCGGCAACCGATTACGTGTCTTGGAACTGAGCTTGGTCATCAGCTTTCCTTCCAACAGAATAGCACAAAATCACGCCCGTTTTCGATTGCGCTTGGACTGAGATTTCTTCACCACGGAATTGGCCCCCCGGATCGCACGCGAATCTGAACCAGTCCGTTTGAGGATGGAGTTTGCCACATCCCGCCACTGACGTTTCTTCTTGGACGATGTGGCCTTCTTCGTAAAGCGAGCGGATTCATCTGGAGTCCAAGGCATTGGCTTATCTCCGTTTTCCTGCCGGACGTGGCACAGAACGCTTCGGCGTCCGCTTAACCGGCTGCTTAGCCGGCTGCTTAGCCGCAGCCTCTGCCACCGCTTTCGCCTGAAATCCCGCATTCGCCTTCCGTACCATGTCGTCATGCCAAGAAGTATCTGGCCGGCGCTGAGGCGTGGGGATAGAGTTGATCCAACCCCTTACGGTGTCAGAAAGACGCCGCGCACCCTGCGTCAATCCACTCGCATCCTCCTGCGCCATGGCGGTTATCCCCGCTTCCTGGCCGCGCGCTTGCCGGACTTTTTCTCAGCCAGGCGAGTGGCTTTACGTAGGAATGAGACGGGGTGAGAGCGACTTTCCAATTCTGGTGTCTCGTCTTTTTCTGGTGTGCAGCGTTCCTTCTTCATCGACGACCTCCGATTCTGGGACGGCGGCGACGCGCGGATGAGCGCGACGGCCGGCGGCTGATGTGGGCAGCGGGGGAGGAGGCTGAGCCTGACTCCCCCTCGGCGTCTGAAGTTACGCCAGTTTGCCCATCTCGTTTAGAAATGGTCCGTTTCTTGGAAGACTTAGCCGAGCCGCCACCGCCGAGGGCTTCGTCAGCGTGGCCCAGCGCCTCTTCCTTGCTGGAAGCAACGCGAGTAACCGTGCGACCCGACTCACCCTTCTTGCCCGAGCGTTGATGCCAGCGGACGACATGACCGTTGTCAGCCGGGGAGATAGTGACTTCAGGTGGAGTGGAGTCCGAAGGGTCAGAGGGCGAGGCGTAATCATCCACGACGGCGGCTCGCTTTCTTCGTGGTCTTGCGGCGGGTCCGGGTTCCGCCGCGCCGCGAGGAAGAGACACGGTGCGGTGTGGAGACCGGAGGGCCACCGCCGGAGCGGCCCGGCGGGCGCGCATCAGGATCGGTGTAATCTTTCCGTGGATTGACTGGAAGAGAGGAAGAAAACTCAGCCGGAGCGGTGGTCTGGTATTTGGCGCGTGCGGTATTGGACATGGGGCGGGTGCCTCCGAGACGATGCTAGGCAGAAGGATAGCGGAAAAAAGGAGAAAAAGGGGGCTTTCGCCATAACACCAATGCTGAGAAAGAAGATTTTGGTTGACATTGGTGTTAGTTTGCAATAAACTCGGAGCATCAAGTAACCGAATGAATACCTACCCAAAATCCGACCTCTCTCTGTATTCTATCGGCCCCGCAAATCGAAAAGAAGCAGACCCCCTAGTCCGTACACACTACCTGCATCGTTGGCCGGGGGTTGTCGTTTCTACTATCGGAATGTGGCGCGGCCCGCTTCTGGTAGGCGTCATCGTTTTTGCTCTGCCCCCGCGAGAGACTATGAAGAGATACAACGTCCCATTAGCTTGGGAATTGGCTCGTCTATTCATTTTTGATTCAGAACCCTTCAATTCGGAGACTTGGTTCATGGCTAAAGCTATAAGATGGGTCCGTAAAGAGCACCCCGAAGTGAAACTCCTTGTAAGCTATGCCGACCCTTCACATGGCCACCAGGGCGTAATCTACAAAGCCGCAAATTGGAAACAGGACGGCAGAACGGACCAAGAGCGCAAGACCCCGCGATTTGACTACAGCGTTGCTGGAAAAATCTATTCCCGCCGCTCACATGTTCCCGAAGGCGCAATTATTGTGCGAGTTCCCCGCGTGTCCAAATTCAGGTTCGTATACTATCTCCACAAAGAAATGACCAAAGAACTAATCCACCTTGACCCCCATCACCTACAACTCGTTGACATCTTCTCCTGATCCGGCCTCCGCTAATTCGTCATTTAGCACCCCGGACAACTCAAATTCCTCTTTCTCAACCAACTCCCCCACAGCTTCTTCCACAACTCCCACCTCCAACCCTGCAATCTCAGAAGCATCCATCCGCAGCCACCGGCCCAGGATGGTCGCCGGCGTCTCCGTGCTCTCCGCCTCGGTCTCCTTGGTGTACTGCTCCAGGTTGGTGATGATCGTGGTCGCATCCTTCAGGTCGAGCGCGCCGCCCATGACCAGCGTGTCGAGGTTCGCCATCAGGTCATGGCGGTAGCCGGAATAGGCAGCCGTCTTGGACTTCTTCCTGTTGTCGTTGAACCGCTCGCCGATCTCGCGGAACAGGCGCCGGGCATCGGCGCGCTCAGTCTCGG